GCCTCCGAATACATGATTGGGAATCCCCGAATCAAGATTGTAGGTAGTGTAGATTTCATTGGTAGGGACAGGGGAGGCGAGGTGTTCCTCGCGGACTACAAGTGCAGGGCGAACTGCAAGGGTAAAGCTAAAGTATACGATAAGGATCTATATCAACTTGCGATTGAAGCATGGATGCTGAAAGAGGCAACGAATCCCGTGCTTGACTACATACCAGGTTGTATTTCAGTATGCATTGACAGCGATACTTGCGAGCACTTCCATAAGGTGTGGAGCCCAGAGGAGATTCTGCATGGAATAGAAGTTGCAAAGCTATGCAGTAAAATTTATTGGAAAACCAGAATGCTTAACAAAAATGATATACGTAAGAAAACATAAGGACGCTATAGATTACATAAACGAAGCCTCAGATGATGCGATAATATTTCACGACCTTGACGATGCAATAGTAGGCATCAATCAGCACGGAGAGCTAGTGTACTCGTATGATAAGATGCACGAAGTATTCATGCAGGATCATGGAATGACAGCCGAAGAGGCCGAAGAGTGGATAGACTACAACGTCATAGGAACTATGGCGGGTCGCGGGTTCCAAGTGCTCTACACCTGATGCAGGAATACATCATCACCTACAGTAGGAGAGGTGTTGAGGGTCAAGTCATGCAAGCAACTAAATGGGCGCACGACGAGAAAACGGCTCTCTCTTATCTTCTCAAAGCTAGACCAAGCAAGGATGGATCCTGTAATTTTAAAAGAGGCGGATCGGGTAAAATAATTTCAATTAAAGAAGTAAAAGAATAATGCAAGCACCAAAGAATACAGATGCCGAAGAGGCCGTGATCTGCTGTTGTCTGATGGATAACTCCGTCTACGATAGCATCAGTGCAACCGTGCAGGCAAAAGACTTCTATTCTTATAGTAATGCTATTATATTTGAGGCAATAGCCGATCTAGCCAACAAGGGCGCAGGTTTTTCTGAGATCGAATTGTTCGAACTACTGACGCAACAGGGCATCGCAGAGAATGCAGGTGGCATCAGCAACATCATGCGTATCCAAAAAAAGGTTGATACGCCAATGCAGGTGCAGAATTACGCGAAGATAATTCGTGAAAAGTCCAGGCTAAGAAAAATCATACGAGCTTCTAAGCAGTGCATAGAATCCGCCGAGGAGGATCAGGACGCGGATGAAATCATTGCAGAGATGGAAAAGCAATTGACTGACCTCATGCACAATGGATCCGATCAGGACTGCAGTATATCAAGTGCCGCGCAATCCTTAATCGAGGACTTCAAGAAGATGCAAGACGGGACATACGTTACTAACTCCATGCCAACCTACATACAGCAACTAGATGAAAAGTTGAGTGCAGGTGGTATTTCAAATGGAGAGGTCATGGTGATTGCGGCTCCAACATCCTGCGGTAAGACTTGCATAGCATTGAATATAGCTCTTCAGAATGGGGTGACACAGGGCAAGCCAGGGTTGTATTTTTCTTTCGAGATGCAGTCGAAATCACTGGCAAAGAGGATGATACAGACTTGCGCTGCCGTAAACCTTGACCGATTCAGGGACGGCGTGCTACCGCCTGAGAAGCAGGAACGCGTATGGGAAGCAACGGAAAAGGTGCAGGCGTCAAAGATATACACGGAGCATTATGTGCGCAACGTCGAAGAACTCAGGTCGAAAGCTCGCATGCATAAACGCAAGCATTTCATTGAATGGATTGTAATCGATTATCTGCAGTTAGTCCCTTGGGACAGTCGTATGAAGAAGCATGATGCAATAGCTGAGATCAGCCATCAGATAAAACTTATGGCGATGGAGCTTGACTTGCCAATCATTCTGCTGGCACAAGTAAATAGAGAAGGAGCCAAAAGAGAAACTGGGCTTACCTTGCACGATTTGAAAGATAGCGGAGATATTGAGAATGATGCAGATATTATTTTATTGTTATGGCCCAACGGCGAAGATACAAATGCCGCAAGGATGCACGACAAACAGCACGGCTCTTACATATCAATAAAGTATAATGTAGCAAAACAGCGCGAAGGTGAACGCGACCAATACGGTAAATTCATATTCAAAAATTATATAGGAAGATTCAAATAAAATAATAAAATGCCAAACAATAACAAAGAATCCATATTCAGGGTTAACTCAGAAGAAATTTTAAGTAGAGGGCTTCAAGCCATGACGCAATCATGCGAGGCTCTTACCAAACAGAATGAACTACTGAACAAAGATATAGAAAATCTTAAGAAAAAAATTGACATGCTTCAGCACAGAATCTTGTCTAACGCAGAAGAAAGGGAGTAACATGAGAGAGAACGACAAAGAAAGAATACAAACCAGGATAGATATGATACGTTCCGAGAGCCGAGTTCTTTCCTATAAAATAGAGCGCATGTTTGAACAGCGCAAAGAGCTATCAAACGAAAAGCGAAAACTAAAAGAACTCATTGCTAAGGAAGGCCAAGAAGATGCCTCTTCCTAGCTCTGGTGAAATGTCGCATTTCGGGACTGGGGCTGTGCGCGATGCAATGCAGCACAAGGGATTGCCCAGTCAAATTCCAATGTCAGCGCTCAGGGCCGTTGCTCGCAGGTTTGAGGACGGCGCCGAAAAGTACGGACGCGACAATTGGAAAAAGGGCATCCCTCTATCTAGATACATTGATAGTATCTATAGGCACTTGTGGGATTTTATGGACGGGGATGAGTCCGAGGATCATCTATCTGCAGTGATGTGGAATGCCATGTGCCTGTACGAAACGAAAGATAGGATTGATGAAGAAACTCTTCCAGAGTCTCTCAACGACATAGGATTGTAATGCAATACATCAAGCAGAGCGATCTGAAGGATTGGAGAAATCAAAACAGCACCAACAAGTGCCCGATTACCTCTGCTGATATGGAAGATTGCGTAGTGGATCACTCACACGATACAGGGAGAGTACGAGGGGTTCTGCATAGACAAAGCAATGTCCTGCTTGGAAAGATAGAGAATGCATGGAAGAGATACGTGCAGAAGAGCAGTGCAGTGCAGTTACCTGAAGCTCTCCGAAACATGGCGGACTACCTGGAGAAGGATGACTTGGACTTGTTGCATCCCTACGGTGCTACTCAACTCAGTAAAAAATTTGCAGTAAAAAAAATGCATGAACAGGAAAAAATTTTGCTTGACCTTGATTTGCATAAATCAGATATTACAGATCTGAACAGCGCGGAAAGAACCAAGCTATTCAGAAAAAAGATAACCGAAAATAAATATGAGTCATAACATAAGACAAAAATTACAAGGGATACAAAGTTCCTTGAAAGCTCCGAAAGGGCAAACCAATAAGTTCGGAGGATACAAGTATCGCTCCTGTGAAGACATCCTAACTGCAGTAAAACCATTACTTGCAGAGTGGAGTTGTTGTTTAATTATCTCCGACGAAATAATTGAGAAGGGTTCCAAGTTGTTCGTTGAAGCAACAGCAACCCTTTACGATAACGACAGTTCAGACATCCTAATTTCAAAGGGAGAGGCGGAGCACGCTGAAACAAAGAAGGGTATGGACCAAGCTCAGATTACTGGCTCGGCATCATCTTACGCTCGTAAGTATGCCCTCAATGGCTTGTTTGCAATCGACGATACAAAAGATGCAGACGCTACGAATACGCACGGAGCTACAACTCCGAACAAACCAGAACAAAAGAAAGTAGAAGATCTTTTCTAACACACGTAAATATGGAATACGATAATACAAATGCAGGTGCATCCTTCAAGAACACCTATAAAAAGAAGGAATCACAACCAGACATGACAGGTACGCTTAACGTAGAAGGCGTTGATTACCGCATGTCGGGTTGGTTCAACGAGAGTGAAAAAGCGGGCAAATACATCAAATGGAAAGTTGCCAAGAAAGAAGAGGGTAGTTCGCCGAAAGACGAATCCTCTCCATTCTAAAATGTATCCAAGCGGGGAGGAGTTTTCCTCCTCGCTTTTTTTACGATGCCTAGAAATATTAATCTACCAAAAGCCAGGGTCTATATCAGAGAGGATATGTGGGGAGGTTCTCTGCACGCCTTCAAGGAAGCCTGGTTAGTTTCGGTCAGGGCTCTCAGGGGTAGACCTTTTTGTTTTCAAGTATGGGTGGACGATTGCTGTGCTTGCTACGACAAGGTGCGCCCCGACTGCCTGTATTGGAAGAAACCAGAGAAGGGGCACGAACCCTACGACCTGGTAGATATTCAAATGTGGGAATGCCTGAGCAATGATATTGAATTATTTCACAAAGCCCAGCTCGCAGATGTCCCCATGCTGGTCAACATGAGTGACGAAATGCCGCAGGGCAACTATTGGTTCACAATAGATTGCCTCCCAGAAAAACAGTCCCTGGGTTATCTGGATGTAGGCGATTCCGACATACTGGATGAGCACAAGGAGATGAACGTAGTACGCATGCAGAATGGTCAAATCGCAATATATCCAAATAATAGATTAAAGTGGATTCCTGAATCCTTGTCCACTGAGGAGGCAATAAAGAAAAAACCTAACTGGAAGGTTGCTGAGAATGCGGTCTGGGACAGGGAATGGTTAGAGCAACCGTATGAATTGTACGGAAATTTAGATTGGAGTTATTAGAATGGATGCTCAAGCAATGCGAAGTTGTATAAAATACTTCGAAAAAGTAACAATGAACGAAATCAAAAAAGCGCACAGATACGAGGACTGCGACAAAATAGAATTAACCGATTACGCTAAATGCTTAGTAGATAAAAACTCAAAAAGAAAGCGTTCTGGGTTGACAGGATACGCGGAATACATTTTAAATAAAAATTGTAACAATAAGATCTAGTATTCGTTTTATTGTTCAATACAGTCATAGTATAAAAGAGTGAGGTAAGTCCGAGGGTAACCGAGGACGGGTATTATTCACCTTGTTTAAGCCTCACGGAGCCTTCATCGACTTTTCCTATTTTGTCGGTGGGGGCTTTTTTATAGACTGCGCAGAAGTCTGCCGACTTCCTTGTTGATAACGCCCTTGCGTTTCATTTCAAAGAATAGAGCCCTGTTCCTGTGCGCTCCCATGCTCTTCAGGACGCGTACGCGCTCCAGTATGCTCATGTTCATCAGGAGCTTATCCTGAGGCGTTCTACCGCGCTTCTCGTCGTTTATACGGCGATTGTGCTCTCTTTGTAGGGACTCTGCCAGGAACCTGCTTTGAGCGTCTCCTGCGCGTAATTCACGTATCTCTGCAAGGGTTTCCGCCCTACTCTTACCTTCAGCGATTTCTGTGTACTGCTCTCCTAGGGTCTTCTGCACTCCGCGTTGGAATGGCTCGAAATCCATGCCCCGAACAATACGGAAGATATCCGTGCTGCGCACTCCAGCTTCACGCAGTAGATTGATGCGCTCTTCTTCTGTGTAGCCGAATGCCTTCAAGCGTTCGAAAGATTCTGCTATTCTGTTGAAGGACACCTCGGCCTGTTGCACGGCCCGTCGGTAAGATTGCTCTAATTGGTCTTGGCTTAATTGATCGGCCTTGTATTTGGCGTCAGTAGTGTAGGATCCTCTGGCGTTTGAGTAACCCTGCACGAACTCCTGCACCCTGAACTTTGCCATTTGGTTGAAGTCAATTTTGGTCAATCTAGCGCCCATCTGCCGCATAAGTATTTCTTCCATGGAGTAATCCCCGAGCCCCCTGTAAGCCTTGAATAGCTTTGAACCTTCATTGTAAAAACCAGGTCTGAATGTTTCAAAGACGAACTCCTTGAGTAGTGCTCCAAATTTGGCGGCTCCCTCCTTGTCGGTTATGACCTTTCCGTACACGTCCCTGTTGTCCAAGGATCTGTACAAGTTCTGACCAATGAAAGTACCTTCACCTACGAGATTATCTACAACTGCGCCCAGTGCGCTCTGCACGTTTTTTTCTGCGTCCGCTTCAATGAAAGGATTCTGCGCTTGAGCTATGGCGGACTTCACAAGTCCAGTGAACATAGTATGCGGGAATAGATAACTTGTTGCTGCAGAAGTTCCTGTTTTTGTTTTTGGGTTGTAGGTGGCAACGATATCTTGGTTGCGCATGTAACTCGGTGAAAAGAACCTAAAGCTTTCCATGTCCCTGGGATCTACTCTGTCTCCCGCGTCCCCAGACATCTTTCCGATACGATCTCCAACAAAAGAAGACATTCCAAATGCAAGGCCTATGGTTGCACCTAAGGCAAGTAATCGCTTGAATCCTTCTGCTCTTAATTGATCCCTGGATGCCTCATTTAATTCAACACCGAACTTCTGCGCGAAGGCATCTCCGTCTATCATCCTTAATGCATGGTTAATTTGATTTCCTGTATTGCGAGCAAGCTCCAGCGTGAAGGTAACAAATGGAGGTAGTATACCAGCCCTGGATAGTTTCCTGCCCAGGGACCAGGTTCTGGCGTAGTTCTGGTAGGTGTCGTTGGTTATTTCAGCCGATATCCTTTTTATCTGATCTCTGGTTACGGAAAGAGAATCACCTGCATTTAATATGTCAGTTAATCTCTTTTGGTTGTGCTTCCAGATTGTGAATCTAGTAGCGGTATCCGTAATACTATAAAGTTTACCAGCACCTGCAGTCAGTCCCCTTGCGATATCTCCTAACTGTCCGTTGTTGATTGCATCAGCAACTTCATTCGCAGCTATGGTAGCATTGCCGATTCCGTACTTGTACATCTCAGCCATATCGTTGGATATTTTTTCTCTGACGGCTGGGTCGCTTATTTTCTTTTGTCCCTTGCTGAGTTTTGCCCCTGAGTTATACAAAGAATGTATTTCTCTAAAAGCCAGACTTCCGCCTTCTTTATAGTTGGAAATATTACTTAAACTAGGTAATACCCCATTGCTGAACATGGAGGCTTGACCGCCTATAAAATTAACCATGTAGGAAGGAGGATTAAATATAACCTTAGCCGCCTTAGAGCCAGTCACTCCAATGCCATAGATCTGAGCGAGGAGATTACTTGCTTCATCTGCGGCCTGCCTGCTGAAGCCAGTCTCGTACAATCTGCTTATGGCCTTTCCAGCTTCGTAGGGTATGTAGAGTTGATTGCCCTGTGCGTCAGTCCCCCGAGTGTACTTCGGGCTGAACTCAATGCTGTCTTCAGTTTTAACTGTGCTTATCAGACCAGCCTCTTCTAGTCCCTGCTTCAGTTTTACGTCGGACTCCATGTTAGCTAGATGCCTTATGCTATCTCTAATTCTAAATCGGGCCTTCAGTCCACTAGCCAAGAATGCTTGGTCTACCTCTCCGAGGAAGGCCCTTTCTTTTGGTCCAGGGGCATGCCCATCTATTATCACCTCAAAACGACCAGGTAAAGAAACGAGTAAGTCCGCTTGCTTGCTTCGTCCAGTTCCTTTATCTTTTGCTTTTGCGAACATGGACTTGATGTGCTTTAAGTGCCTGTTTGCTACCTTCTCTGCTTTTTCTGGGTCTGTCCCCTGCATGATACGAGAATCAGTAATTTCTTGCAGCACTTCCTCTTCAGAGACTTTATTCTGTACGAACTCTTTATTTGTGAAGGCTTTGTACTGCTGCGTATCAAATGACCTATGAACCTTCTCTGACAACGGTGCAAGCCTTTCAAGCACCGCTGCTTTCGCCTCTTCGGGCAAGAACTCAAGTTCATTAGAATTCTCCAGGATGGATTCTATTTCTTTAAGAACTTCTGTTTCTATCTTCCTGAATGATTGCAAGTCACCAGCGATGCCTTCGTCCAGCAAAGCATCCGAAAGAGGCATGCCGTCCAGGTAGTCATTTATGTCATCAGCTAGGTGCGGCTTCGCCATGATTGTCTTATCGATTGCATTCTGCAGCCTGGTCGACAGGGCTTCTGCTGATTGGATCCTGTCTGCAAAATTAAGGTAGTCCTCGCGGAAGTTGCGCACTCCCTTCAAAGCCTTAGTGGGAGCTATGAAACTTTTTATATCGGACAGCATTCTGGGGACTGGGTTCTGGCTACTTTGCAGTGCCTGCGCTGTACGCTCCCTGATCATTCTCTCTGCAGTTCTGTCCAGTTGTCTTTGCGTTATGGGTGCACCTACAGCATCCTGCAGTAATGCATTCAGATCTTCCTTGCCAACCTCTCCCTTCGCTATGATTTCATCAATCTCTTTCGGACTCTTTCCGATCAAAGTAGCAACCTTATCTGCATCCGAGAACTTGTACTGAGCCCTACCTACGGCAGTGCCTAACAATCCACCAGTGCCAGCGGCTATGGCTACATCCAGAGGATTGAACTCTTGCTCGTCTATAGCATCTGCTATTGCTCGCTCTGAACTCGCAAGAACAGCAGATTTAGCTGCATCTCTTACTACTGGGCTTGTCAACGGAGCCTTCACTCTCGTGAGCATATTGTTGACTACTCCGCCTCCAATCATGCGACCTATGCTCAGGTCCTCTGTATCCTTGCCCTCTACCTTTTGAGCCAGTGCACTGCTTGCAGCTCCAGATAGGAACCTACCAAGGAACTGCATTCCTTGCTTTTTTGCTGCGTCAGGAATCTTTCTTCCTATGGCCTGCGTAAGTATTTCGCCCAGGATATTGCCGCCGATTTCAGTTACAGCAGATCCTGCAATCTGTGCACCTGTAATATCTGGCTCAAGTACAGTTATATCGTCCTGAAGCGCTGGCAAACCGCGACGTTCGCGCTCTTCTGCGGTGAATTCTCTAACTGCCATGTTTTATTGGTCTTCTTGATTTCTTATCTCTTGACGAGATCGACCCCCTTGTCCACGTGCTAGACGCGGCTTTTCTTCCTCTGTTGTTGGTGGAGGTGTGTATTTTCCTATTTTGCCATTTACATTAACATCATCTCCCTCTCGCAGATCTCCAGCTGCATACGCTGCGTCAGCAGCAGCATCATTTGGATATTTAGGAATTGGTTTTATGTATCTGGGTATATTAGTTATCTCTGATATTGTATTAAGTATGTATTCGTCGTAATCTGGATCGTCTGGACTTAGTCCACTTTCCTCGGCCATTGCTTGAGCCTTCGCCCTTGCGTCTTTTATAATTTGAGCAGGATCTTCTGCGCCTCTGTCCCTTGCATCAATCCGCGATTGAGTATCTTGTCTATCAAGATCCTGATCTGCGTAATCTTGGTTGGTAAGAGGATCTATTCCCTCTATATCTTTTACCCTAGCAGCTTGATATTCAGCGTTGTTCGGGAAGAGTCTACGAAGTTGCGAATCAGTATATTTTCTATTCTTCATGTTCTCCGATTGTATCTTTCTACTATCGGCAACACGACTGTCCCTTGCAGCTTGACTCTCTCCAGGCTGGCGATCATTCGCCTTAATTCTTTGATCTCTTTCTGCACTTGCATTGTCGTACGCACGGGTATCTTGCTGTTGTAGTGCCGTGGGTGCACTGAATCTAGATTGTAATATTGCTTTAGTTTCTGCTTCGCCCATAGGAGGAATTTTAGTGGGCGCTTGAGGTTCAGGGAATGCACCCTGAGCTAAGAAACGCTCCATTCCAGCATCTTGAACTGCCTTCACAACTGCAGGGTCAAGGGGCTCCCCAGTTTCCCTGTCTATGAACTGCATGGGCCCGAGTCCTGCTGGGACTTCTGCCGAGGTAACGGATTCTGGTATTGTAGGAGATTGTATTGCTTGCAAGGCATCAGGAGATAGACCAGGTGCTGCGGGAGCTGCAGGTATTGTAGGTACTGCAGGTGCCTCGGGAGCAAAGGCTCCTGGATAGAATTCTTTAGCTGCATCTATCAACCTCTGGCCCGACTCCTGTGCAGTAGGCAACGTACCAGGAACGACTTGAGGCGTGTCAGGTACGCTTTGAAGGGCGCTCTGCAGGTTATCCACCTTGTCGTCCTCCGTCATTGCTCCCTGCGCTTTCTGATCCGCTAGAGCTTGCAGCGTAGGAGCTGCAGTAAATGCTGATCGCTCTTCGGCCCCAGGAAACAATAAATTACCCACAGCTCCACCGATTTCCTCTCCAGTCCTTTCGCTTATACCTCTTCCTGTTGCCTCTCTTACAGCGGAATCAGCAACGGTATAAGCAAAAAGCGGCACGTTTGTTATCTTTGCAGCTTTGCCACCAACAGAAGTTAAATTTTTAGCTACACTTTGCAAATTTGGATTTTTCTGCAAGAAGTTACTAACAGAAGAAATAGCAGATTCTGGTGCAACTTTTTTTGCAAGTGCAGTTGCTCCAGCCCCCAAAAGAGCAGTGTCTAACAAGCCACTTGAGCTTTCTGAAAGCTGCGCAGCAATCTCTTCTGGTCTTCTATTTGTGCGCCCTTGATTAGTTCCTAAGATTTCATTTGCCATAATCGTCCTCTCATTGTATCATAATTTGTTGCTTGTCTCTCCTTTATAATTCCACTTTCCCAAAGGGCACTTCTCGGTAGCTAATCCATGCTTTAGCTTGGTGCAACCGCATCCTGGATGATTGCACTTCCCTAGCCCTACATTTCCGCTTTCGTCCCAGAGATGGCAGCCCCTGCACACGGACAACCTGTAATCCAGCTCATCCTTCTGCACCTTTACGCGCTGCCCAGTTAGCGCAGCCCTAGCAACCCTGAGAGCCGCTTTGTTAAGGTTCTTGGCCTGATCAATAATATTAGGCGACCTGTGCGCATGCGCTAATAAAAAATTTTCTATTTTTTCTTTTTCTCCTTCTTTCATACTAGTTCGGTTGAGGGCAACTATCTTCGGAGTCCAGATCTACTACAGAAAAACAAGTAGTCCTCGTAACGCTTGCTGTATTGCCATCTTGGTCGCCCAGACTTATAGAGAGCGCAAGTTTCTTTTCAACTGTCCACTGGTCGTTTTCGTCGTACGGATTGTTGCATCTTGTATCTACTAATTCAGTTCTAGTTGTATGACTTAATATTGCCTTGGCTTCATCAGAATTATCTAATTCTGAAATTAAAAAATTTAAATAGCTCCTATGCGTTAGGGACTTTCTTTCATGTAATTGAATCGATGGAATTGTAGTAACATCAAACGTAATTTCAGTTAGATCTATATGCGACCTTGTGCTACCCGAGTAGTCAATGCTCTCGGTCAATGTCCCATCTCTGACTCCATCATCATAAGCGGGGTCATCTTCTGGTACGCTTGTATTCGGAATAATTGTTACAGTATAATTAGATTCTGCTTCTACAGGGTCAGAAAGCACAATGCTGCTGCTTGCTGATCCTGTAACGGTTCCAGAAGTTGTAACTACACTGCTAAAATGTTCACCACTAGTATTTATAATATCTTCGCTTATTGTGGTGTTCGATGTAGCGGTTGAAGTAATCGATGAATGCGTTGCTGTTATTTCTCTAGTGATAGTGCCTTCGTTCGGATCTGAAGTTGCATCTACAGGATAAGTTATACCAACACCAACACTTGTAGTTCCGTCCTGGGCGCAATTGTCAGAACCTGCACCAATCGTAGCAGCGGTAGCGTCTCCACCACTGAATTCCACGAAGTCTTCCATGTCAGTGTCACCACTATCAGTTGTAATTGTCCTTACGCACTCACCAGTGGAATCGTCCCCCGTGTCAGTGGTTTCAACGGTAGTTATGCTTCCACCTCCTTCAAATTCTCCAGAGCTGTCCGACTCGGGATCTGGATTGTCGGAACATGTTATAGATACACTTGAACTAGAAGAACTTACCGTCCCCGTTATTGTAGCCGTACCATCGTGCTCGAACGTAATACTATCGTCAAGTTCATCGTTGGGTTCACCTGTTGAGCAACCACCCAGGCCAAACCCCGTATTGCTAACATCAATATCTATTGTTATATTGGCAGTTTTGCTACTAGAACTGCTAGTAGTCTTTGTACCGTATCTTTTTCCATCCGTTCCAACAAATCTAGCTGCATCCGTATATACGCATGCGCAAGGGCAAGTTGGAATTTGAGCAGCACCGCAACCATCTCCAAAAGTGCCAGTGCAGGGGCTACAATCAGCCGTCGGTAGAGCCTTTTTACTTTCGTTGGCCTTAGTCCCCTTTACCTCTATATCGCAATCGGGAAGATTGCATACCGTTAAATGCTGGCAGACATGAATTTCTATGAAGGTGTTTTTTTCAGTGGGAGGCGCAATTGTTATAATTTCTCCAGCCGTTGCGGTTTTAACCGTGCCAGAATCTCCAGCGGGAAAATAATCATTTGATACCGTTCCGTCTTCTTCATACGAACCAGTTGCTTCTGTGTATACTGTATCCTCAATGAACCTAACATACAATTGGCTTTTATTTATTCCGCTTTCGTCAACGAAATGCTTCGCTCTCCAGGGTTCTGTTTTTGGCATAGAACTTACACTAGCCCCACTCCTGTTTTGAACTCCATCCGTCCCTGGAATTACATCGACGAATGTATTGTATTCTGGTATTTCGGTAGTATTAAATATGGTAAAATGATTGATAAGAGAACTAGCATTAGTGCTTAGTTTTTCGTCAGTATTCTCATCTTGAAAAGTAATTTCCGTGAATCTATTCGCAGTTGATCCGTCGCATTTAGTATAAGTTCCCCCTGGCTCCGTCCTTCTGTTTGTTACGGTGTCCGAAGTGCATGAAGAACCATCCTCGATTGTAGTGCCTACCGAAACAAAGTTAACGTCTTTTTCTAGCTGAGTAAGTCCAGTAAATGGATCAATTTTAACATCAAGTCTTGCATCTGGTTTGTCTAAAGTCCACAGAACATCATCCTGTCCGCAATTTTGTTGAGTTGCCTGCAACCCACTAGTTTCACTGGTTTCTATTTTTTTAGTTAAGTATTTCTTTTTTTTTGCTGCAGTGTTCCCGTGCGGATCTCCATCGCATTGCGTTTGAAATGGAGTATGACCCACCCTTTGAAGTTCTACATTTATATATATTACTTCTGCAACTGCATCGCATAAACTAAGAATAAGTTTATTCTCAGGTATAGAAGACATAAATTAAATTTAAACGATTAAACGGCCTTGAACGGACGCATCAACAGCAACTCCATTTATGCATAGCTCGGCAGTGAATGCTTCTTGCTGACCTCCTAAGCTAGGAGCAGATTCTATGTATACATCACTTGAAGAGATAGGCTCCCTAGGGAATGACCGTTGATTTTCATAAAAAGAATCCGCTTGAGGAATCCTAACAATTCTTTGCGTGTCCTGCATCATTATAAACCTTAAATACCTATTGATGTTGTTATAACTTCGTAATATTTAGCAGCAGATCCTTCCTGAAGGTCAACCAGCACAGGACGAACCTTTCTGCTAATGATTCCACTTTCTTTGTAAGAACTTGTTTTGTCATTTTCGTCAGATCCAGTAGCAACTAACTTTGTTACTCTACTAACAGTCTCCTCGGCTCTGCTAATAACATTTCCAGAAGCTACTGGTTGAGAGCTAGATATATATTCTATACTGCCTTCTTTGGTTTTATCACCTTTAATGAAGTGCCCAGGATAGTTGGTTACACTTGTTTGCACTTTAAAATCAGCAACAAATCCAGTATCACTGTTAATATTGTTGGTTCCCGCCCCGATTGTAACGGTCGATCCTGGCCCTAATGAACGCTGAATATTAGTTGCAGTAACCGAGCAGGAAATTTTTCCCAGATCAAAAGCTATTTCACCAATCGGTGGAATTTCCCCACCTGACTCCACCTTTATTATTTCTACTTTAACATTTGCTTTTTTTCTTTCAATTCTTTTTGGCTGCACCTTTACAATAGCTATTTCTCCACTGTCACCGCCAGACGAAACAGTTTCTGTCTCCAGAGTAACCTCCCCTGGAACTTCTACTTCTATGTAATCTTCGTATTCTGTAGTTACCCCCGCTATGTCTCCTTTTAGATAAGTTCTTGTATGCAATTCGTAGCCATCTTGTTTTTGCACTGATTCTCTAACTAGCCTTTCATCTCCAACTAATGCAGGCTCTGGAGTTGCAACGTGAACTTCGGTTATCTCTTGGCATGTTATGGGAAGACTGGGATCGGCGCTTGTAGTATTTGTAGATACCAGAGTTTCGGTTGTATTTGCTACTACATATGTAAACCTTATTGTTCTTATGCCATCTACTTCAGAAATCTCTTCAGATATAAATCTTGCAGCGCCTATGGTGCTATATGAAATTCCCTCCACGTCGTCAGGTTGAAATACATCGACGACCTCAATCGATAAACGATCTTCTCCTTTAGGCAGTGCTCCACCTTGTTTTCGTTCGACTCTTCTGGAAAGAACTGAATTTTTTTGAAGAAAGGTATACTTGTAAATTTCAACGCCTTCTTTACCCTGTACCTCTTCTCTTGCTATTTCATAATTGTCGCCCAATCCAAATTCAGCTGCGTCGCCTACATTGGGTGCTGTTTTAAATTTTTCAATAACAACAGCTTTTTGACTTCCTACCTTTTCAATGGACTTAGATATTATTGCGTCGTCCTTATAGAAGGTAATTCTTTCGGTCTTAATGCCCCCCACGTTGGAGTCTTCTTGACTTATTGCAGTAAAACCACTTTCAGTTACATCGTCTTCAGGACTAAATACTTCTAAAACAACAACTTCAAGTGCACCCAGTTTATCTTCACTTCTAGAAAGAACTGCATCTTTTTGTAAAAAAGTATATTTGTAAATTTCAGCACCCTCTTTGCCCTCCTGCTCTTTTCTTGCTATTTCATAATTATCTCCCGATCCAAACGCAGCTGCGTCGCCTGTATTAGGCTCTGTCTGGAACCTTTCAATAACAACAGCTTGTTGACTTTCTACTAGCTCAGCGGATTGAGATATTATTGCATTGTCTTTGTAGAAGGTAAGTCTTTGAGTCTTAATACCATCTACGTTAGAATCCTCTCGACTTACTTCAGTAAAGCCGCCTTCAGTTATCTCGCCTTCAGGATCAAATATTTCCTTTACAATGGTTTCAAGTGAACCTAACTTGTCTTCACTTTTAGAAAGCTCTGTGTTTTTTTGTAAAAAAGTGTACCTATAAATTTCAGCACCTTCTTTTCCCTCTTGCTCTTTTCTTGCTATTTCGTAATCATTGCCAGTTCCGAACTCAACTGCATCACTTTTAGTGGGCTTTGATTTGAACTTCTCAATTACAACAGCCTGTTGCCCGTTTACCAGGTCGGCAGTTTTAGATATAATTGCGTCATCCTTGTAGAATGTGTACCTCTCAGTTTTTATCCCATCAACGTCTGAAACATCTCTGGACACTTCAGTAAAACCACCTTCAGTTATATCGCCATCAGATTTAAATATTTCGGTTACAATAGTTTCAAGTGAACCCAACTTGTCCTCGTTCCTAGATAGCACTGCGTTCGGCTTAAGGAAAGTGAAGCGCGTTGTAGGAATTCCTTGTACGTTAGATTTTTCAGTTTTTGCTAACTCATGTTGGCTTTCAGCGGGATCCGAGGTCGGATTGAATACTTCAGTTACTATTGCTAATTGACTACCTACCTTATCTTCAGAACGACTAAGCTCTGCGTCCCTTAAAAGAAAGGTGACTCTTTTTCTAATTACATTGTTTACGTCGGAGACTTCTTCCCGAGCTTTTACATAATCTCCTCCTGGTGGAACAACATCAGTGTCCCCAAGATGCTCAATAACAACTGCTTTCTGAGATCCAACAAAATCTTCCGTCCTGGATATTTCACCTGTGCCAGTAGCTTTTACGCTTCGGAATATAGTGAATCCGTTTTCTTGTCTTTCGGTGGACTCAATCTCAACCTCACCGTCAGCGTCTTCCTTAATTCCCAAGGATTCAACTGTAGTAATAATTAAAGCGCCTTTATTTCTCTCTTCTACCGTTTTGGATATTTCACCACTTCCAGTAGCCCTTACGCTTCGGAATATAGTGAAGCCATTTTCTTGCCTCTCAGTGGACTCAATCTCAATTGATGTGTCGGAGTCTGCACCCTCGTCTATTTTAGTTCCGAGGGACTCAATTGTAGTGATAGTTAACTTATCTTTATTTCTTTTCTCTACCGTTCTAGATATTTCACCTTCACCTGTAGCTTTTACGCTGCGAAATAAGGTGAATCCATTCTCCTGCCTCTCGGTGCTTTCTAATTCAACATCACCGTCGGCTTCTATTTTAGTTGCCAAGGACTCAACGGTAGTAATAACTAAAGCACCTTTATTTCTTTCTTCTCTAGTTCTGGATATTTCACCTTGACCCGTAGCCCTTACGCTACGAAACAGAGTAAAACCATTTTCTTGTCTTTCGGTAGATTCCAGTTCAACATCTCCTGGCGCATCGACTTTAGTTCCAAGGGACTCAACTGTAGCAATAATTAAAGCACCTTTATTTCTCTCTTCTAAAGTTCTAGATATTTCGCCCTCACCATCAGCAAATACGTTGCGGAACAGTCTAAATCCATTCTCTTCTCTGGTGGTGGCTTCAATCTCAACTCCACTGGCAGAACCAGCACTCCCCAAAGATTCTACGGTAGTTATAGTCAAAGCACCCTTATTACGAGTTTCAATAGTTCTAGATACTTCGCCTTCACCTGCAGCAAAGACATTTCTAAATAAGGTAAAGCCATTCTCCTCTCTTGTAGTAGCTTCAATCTCAACTCCCTCTCCAGAACCAGCAGAACCAAGTGACTCGACGGTAATAATGGTTAGAGCACCATTGTTTCTAATTTCAGTAGTGCGCGATACTTCTCCGCTTCCCGCTGCAAAAGTATTTCGGAATAAAGTGAATCCATTCTCTTCTCTACTTGTAGCTTCTATTTCCACTCCTTCCGCACTACCAGCACTACCTATGGACTCTATAGTGGTTATTATTAATGCACCCTTATTGCGAGTCTCAGTAGTACTAGATATTTGACCTTCGCCGCTGGCTCCTGTACTTCTGAATACGGTGAATCCATTTTCTTTTCTTTCAGTTAATTCTATTTCAACACCAGGAGCTTGCACCAAATCTCCGATGGACTCTACAGTAGTAATAGTTAGTTTACCTTGATTTCGAGTCTCGGTAGTTCTTAATATTTCTCCAGAACCTTCAGCGAATACTTTTCGGAATAAAATAAATCCGTCTTCTTCTCTTTGGGTTGATTCGATTTCTACTCCTGATTCAGTAACAGCAGATCCTAGACTCTCTACAGTAGTTATGGTGAGTTCACCTTGATTTCTTTTTTCTACAGTTCTAGATATTTCTCCTTCACCCAAAGCAAAAACATTACGGAACAGTGTAAATCCATTCTCTTCTCTTGTGGTAGCTTCAATTTGTGTACCATCTGCCGTACCAGCAGTGCCTAGACTTTCGACAGTAGTTATGGTAAGTTTGCCATTATTTCTATCTTCCGTACTTCTAGATATTTCGCCCTCACCTAGAGCAAATACGTTTCGAAATAAGGTGTAACCGTCCTGCTTTTGAGTAGTGGCTTCAAGTTGCAATCCTTCTGCACTACCAGCAGAACCAAGGGATTCTACTGTCGTAATAGTTAGCTTGCCTTTATTTCTTTGTTCTGTCGTCCTAGATATTTCGCCTTCACCCTGGGCGAATACATTACGAAACAAAGTAAATCCATTTTCTTGCCTTTCGGTTGACTCTATTTCCTTTCCTGTTGCACTACCAGGAGAACCTAAAGATTCTACTGTTGTAATAATTAACAGGCCTTCATTTCTAGTTTCTGTAGTTCTGGATATTTCACCTTCGCCAGTAGCAGACACATCACGAAATAAAGTAAATCCATTCTCTTGCCTCTCAGTTGACTCAATTATAACTCCACTTGCTGCTGCCGATGAACCTAGTGCTTCGACAGTAACAATAGTTAATTTACCATTATTTCGAGTCTCGGTAGTTCTTGATATTTCTCCAGAACCATCAGCAAATACGTTACGGAACAAAGTGAATCCATCTTCTTCTCTTGTCGTGGCTTCAATTTCAACTCCTGACGCAGAACCTGCACTGCCTAAGGATTCTATAGTAGTTATTGTAAGTTTGCCGTTGTTTCGTTTTTCTGCACTCCTAGAAACTTCGCCAGAACCACTAGCAAATACAGCCCTTGTAGTTACTATAGCGCCGACGTTGGATTGCTGTTCGGATATCTTGACTCCACCAATTGTACTCACTGGAGTTCCGTTGAACACCTCTACGGTTTGTATTCTTACCTTTCCAGTAGAATTAGGTCCAGATTGTCTTTCTTCTGTAGTGCTGGAAAGAACTGCACCATCCTTAAGAAAAGTAAAACGATTCGTCTGCAACCCATCAAAGTTGGACTCCTCCTTGCTTGCAAGTGAGTAATCTTCTGGAGTGTCGGGATCTGGCCCTATTGCTTCAATTACTATTGCTTTCTGGGATCCAACAAAATCTTCCGTCCTAGAAAGAGTGCCCTCTTCTACATAGGTAGCAATTACAGTTCTTGAGCTATCGGTGTCATCTATTTCATAAGCTGCTAGACGACAAGAAACTTCGGTCTCTTCATTTATCTGATGACTAATAGCTGTTGTTCCTACAGTCTGCGAAAACTCGGTACCAGCAGCGGCTATACTTTCTCTTTGTACTCTTCTTAGACCACTTTCAGTAAATGATATCGTGTCATCTTTTACTTGAACAAAAGTAGAGCCAATAGTTTCGTAGGTGAACTGAACTAAATAACTCTCCCCATCTGGAATGGTCCTTGCATCGACAAGGCGCATATCTGTGTAAGTTGCGCCTGTTCTTGCTCCGATACCATCTATGGACATCTCTGCGTCCTGCAAGGTTCCGAAGGCCGCAAATATCCTGTTCTTGTTCGCGTTGTACCAGCTTTCCCTCGGATTGAGAGGACGTGCGTTAAAAATTAAACGGAAACGACCGTTCTGCAGCTGCTCTACGGTAGGCGCTGATACTAATTTTAAGCGATTTGTTCTGTGCGAAATTGACATACTTATTGCATCTTAGGGTTCTCGCATGGTTCTGTCAAAGAAACTTCTGTAGGCTCTTTCAGTTTCAGGGGATACGGTTTTGCCTCCGAGTTTTTTACCTTGTGCAAAATCTAGGATTTCTTTCAACAATTGATCTGTATCCTTGTCGCTCGCCTTTTTGCCCTGCGAGCCCAGAAGAAGTTTTTCTTCCTCCTTGTAATCGAACTTTAACTGCTCACCCTTGCTTCTGCCTGCACCCGAAGAACCCCCCGATAATTTTGGTTTGTTTTTATCGGCAACCTTAGTTAGCTTATTCAGGGCGCTAGCAAGAGCCTTGCTTTTCATTACTTCAGATTTTGTCTAGCGAATGCCCTCTTTGCGGAGTCATCCATTCTTTCTAGTGGGCTTTGAGGTTTCATACCAGTGATTCTACCTACTTCCTCCCTGCGCATTTGACCAGGGGTCGGACGAGGCTTCATCATTTTTTTAATGCCTTTAACGCCGTATTCTACGGCTGATTGAAGTGCTTTACCTTTCATATTATTTCTTTCCTTTCTTGTACTTCCTGTAAGCTGCAGCTTCTTTGCCACGAAGCCGATTAATTTGAAATGGAGTCATGCGGTCGAATTTACTTTTTGTAGTTTTCTTTGCTACTTTCTTAGCTGGCTTATTTTCAGGGCCAAGGGGTTTCTTGGGCTTGGGGGTTATGGCCTTATTGTAAGCCGACCTTAACCCCGCAACATCGAATGCTTTTCCCGTTGCCTTAGATTTTGGTGCAGGTTTAGGCTTTGGTTTTGGAGCCTGAGCTTTTGACTTGGATTCGACGCGGCTAGCAGCAACGCCAGTTGCAGTTGATCCAGTTGCAACTCCAGTTCCAGCTGCAGTGCCCTTGTATATATTTTTAGCAGTCTTTTGGGCTCCCTTTCTAATCCGATTGCGAGCCGCCCTAGCCCTTGGGTTCGACGGACTAACTCCAGCCTTGAGCTCTCTGCTTCTTGCTATTTTATCAACAAGTTTTTTGTTTGCTTTTTTAGCAATATTTGCAATGAGTTTTCTCATAATTAATCAATTTCTTTGCGCTTAAATTTTTGATAATTTTCTTCCAGTTGTTTTGCTCTTTTTGGCCCGTACATCTTTTTTAGACCCTCTGGTTTGTGCTTCATCCCAAGCACGCCCCTATTGTAATTATAATTGCGCTGAGTAAGAATATCTACTATTTCGCTGTCTTTTAGACCGCGTGTAGCTGCTTGTATAATCTTTTTTCTCATTATTTGAATTTAACATTTCCATCTGCGAAGGGCAAGAGCTTTCCTGGTTGGCCTACCCTTAGAATCCCGCATTGGACCTTTTACGCCCTTCATTCTAGCACAAAAACTCCGTCTACGAGCTGCCCTCTTGCCTTTGGGGTTTTTCTCAGTAACGGGGGGTTTTAGGTTGGCTCCCGTTTTGCGCTTGAAGTAAGCGCGACCAGCAGCAGTAAGCCCTCCTTTTTTACTCTTGTGCTCTTTCCTCATCAGCTTCTGACTTTTGCTTTCCTAGTATTTGAGACAACCGTTTTTCCGCGTGCTCCTGCTCTTTTCTTTTTACGTGCTGTTGTAGCTCTCTCAGCTTGCGATAAGCTAAGAGCCTTTCTCTTAGGGAGGCAACGGTCAGGGTTTTTCTTATCCTTCGACGTTCCGCAAGGGCCCTTAATCTTTCCATCAGTCCCTATACGAACCCATTGTTGATCTCTCCATTGTTTTAATTGACCCATTAGCGCACTTTCTTTCTGCTAGATTTACCCTTCTTTGCGCCTTTTGCGTAGTTGGGATCCTTGCAGTATTTGGATGCAGCCATATTCGCATAAGCACTTGGATAAGTGTCAAATGTACGTCTAGCCCAGGCTTTGCCTGCTGGACAGATCTTACCTCCGCTTTTTGCTTTTTTTGCCATTTTTGTTCCTTAGTTTTTTAAAATCAGCACCAGTGATTTTATTATGCGGGGGTGCAACCCTAGCTATTTTCTTCTGCTTTGGACTGTATTTTTTGATGGGCATTATTTACACTTTCCTTTTTTGTTCATTTTTTTCTTTTTGGGTGGGCGACCCACTTTACTTCCATATGTTCCTTTTCCTTTTGGCATTATTTAATCCTTTCTTTTATTGTGGAAATCAAACAGAACTTTGACTTTTTCCGTAAGAGCTTCGATATTGTAGTGCATACGGGCCAGCACAACAATAAGCGTAATAATGCCGATTGACACAGGCCACAACGATGCGATGATTTGCAGTATTTCATTCATTTAATGGTTGAGGATCCAAAATAGAATCCGACGATTGCTAAAACTGTTTGACGAATCTCTGGAAGAATCAAGTAGCCGTTAAGGGTTTGATATTTGACTCCTCCAAATAATCCAAAGAAACCTTTAGACTCCTGCCCTACTGTAACACCCTCTGGGCTGTGCGCCAATATAAATGGGGCTATAACGACCGCAAACAGGACGGTGCATACTATGACCCTCCTAACCCACTCTCCGCCCCTTGTGGAGGCTTTCTGGTGGCTTTCGTCGGCTGCAGCTTGCTTCTTGAGCATGGAGTCCACAGTGCCTTGCTGATTAGCTACAAGCTGTCCAATCAGTTTGAAGATAAAGCCAGAAGCGCTTCCGCCCAGCATAGCTATTAATTCAGTTGTCATTTGATATCTTTGATTAATTTGTAAATTGAAAGTCCTAAGAAGACGAAGGTCATTATACCAACAACTAGACTAACAACGCTGTTAATACTTTGCAGCCCCATACAGGCAAAAAATCCAGTTGATCCTACAGTTCCTCTAAGCATAGTATCCATAATCATTTAGTCCTCATTGGGTACAGGTGTATAAGAGTCAACGGTTGATGCCCTTTCGGAATCATCGAGGTCGTAGTCCGTTACGTCCAACGCCCACATATTGTCAATGGTTTCTTCAGGGTAAGTAAGCCAGCGTGTGCCTATGCCATTATCCTCGATCCAGTAATCAAAGCCAATCTCCTTGCCTTCTTCGTCGGCTCGCTCTATGGCAGCCTCCTTGCTTGCGTATATTAAATAGAGCATTATGATAGGGTTATTCCGTATTCTGTAGCGATGTTAGTTTCGAGAGAAGAGCGTTTGGCTGTTTGATTGGAATCATAGATAATTAATTCTTTAATCGAACCGTCTATCTTACTTCCCGCGCCTCCAATACTGCCAGCCTTAAAAGCGGCTGACTCTGTAAATGTGTCAGATGCCGTTCCATTTGTAAAAAATGTGCCAGTGTCAGATGCTCTTATAAATGAAAGCAAAGTATCTTGGTCAGCAGATATAGTTGCATTTAAAGCAGGCTGTCTTGCTGACTGACCATTTGCTCTAAAAAAGCCTCGTGTAGCTGATGCCTTACCAAAACCCTCTCCAGTTTGTACGCCTTGCCCTGATATTATTCTATCCTGCCCAGCCGCATCATCAAAGTTTGCAACTGAGAAAATAGAAATGTCACTTTCATTTAGTGCAGTAAAATCTAACTCGTGATTTGATCCATCAAATTCTAATTCATTTAATAAAGTTCCAGAACTTACAATTTTGGGCTGTTTAGAATCAGTTGCTTGAACGGCATCCCTGCTGCCTGATTGGTCATACCATTTGGATACAAAGCCATCATTGCCAGAACCTACAAAGCTAACTAACGCTCCTGAGTTTATTTCAGAAACAGTAAAATCCTGTTCGATATCATCACTTGATCTGCGAACACGCACAGCCCTAGGATCGCTACCAGTAAGGCTACGGAGGCTGTATGCCGCCGCAGGATTAGGAGCAATCTGCGTGATGCTCTCTCCTACTTGGTTCAGCCTTCTCTGCCGACCCAGGGCTGAATCAAGGCTAATGTGCATATTAGACCTTGTGTAGTTGCACTAAGCCACTAGTTACGGTAACAGATGAAAATTGACCGTATATTATAGTGCCAGCACCAAAAGTTTTTCCAGTAAAAGCAGTATGAGTGGTCTGATCCACGTTGCTAGATACTACAGCACCCAGAGTAGTGTCCTGTAAAATTTGTATAGCTCCAAAGCTACCTGCAGTGGTGGTAATGCCATTTGCTAGAACTGAACCTGCGGAGCTAAACTCCAGTGCGTTGTTTCTTGATTTTGCCATAATCGTGTATTATATCATATGTGGTTATTATCGGGACTGCCGATTAACGTAAGTAGAAAATTTTTGTGTAATCACATTTCTATTGGAGTACATATCTAGCTTCATTAGCTCTCGATCTAGCATCTTAGTTGCTGCTTCGTCAGCTACAATAGCTTTTTCTGTTTGACCATCGCCGGTGTAAAAATCAGATAAAACTGTGTAGGTTATGTAGTCAAAAAACTCAGAGGGTACATCTGTGCTTGTTTCTGTATAAGTTGCTGAGTAAGCCTTTTTATAAGTTACAAATAATGTTTCTTGAGAGTTGCTGGATACGTTTAATATATTAGCACCTTCTGAGTCAACATAATAATCAAACTCAAGCGCTGAGTTCTCTAAGAAAGCCCGGTTTCTATGAATTCTAATAAATTGACCTACAGCACTTTTGTTTGTCTCCGTAAATGGAATTAGACTTCTTCTTGTTACAGAGAAAGCTCCGCTATTGTTGTTACTCCAAACAAGGACATCGTAAGGATTAGCTTTCTTCTCTGTGTCCTGTTCTTCATGCCTTGTCACACCTCCGCTTACACTGTATGTTCCGTCTCCAGCAAGAGTAGCAGTAGAAGCACTTGTTACTTTCCAGGTCGTTCCGTCCCTGAATACATGAACTGCCGTGCTGTCAACTAATTGATATACATTAGCTCCGCTTGTGTCTTGACCCAAAATTTCATAATTTCCATTTACTGTAGAAGTAGTAGAATTAGCAACATTTAAAGAATACAGACTTCTTTCTTCGGATGATATTAAATATCTAGGCCAAACAGGAGACGAATCATAAGCTCTCCGAACAGCCCGATTTAGGGACTGCTCAAAGAAGAAGTTGTCCATCTCCGTCATACTCTCCAAGCCAGCAATGGCTTGAAAAGATTTACGGACATCAACCAGGCTGACGTCGGAAGGCATTGATTAGTTACTGAACGTTATTGTTCAGCATTACTTCGTTTTGATTTAACGGAGTACCACCAGCTTGTAGGTTATGACGGCGGAATTGAGTCTGAGGGCGGTACTGAAGAATATCGTGACGGAACTGACGGCTTTGATTTCTTACAATGTCAATCTCTTGACGAAGAATCATTTCAGCATTCTGATCCTCTACTTGTGCCTTATCGGTCTGTCCATCTCCACGAAGGAAGTCTGCATACGCTCCGAATGCCATGTACTCAAAGAATCGAAATGGAACATTAGCAGTATCACCACTAGCATCTCCGTAGAATCCTGTTGTTCCTGAATCATCTTTTACGACTGTTTCAACATCTTTTCTGTAAGTAACAAAAACATTAATTGAGTTTAATGCCGTTGGATTAATTATTTTAACAGAAGGTTTACCGCCTGCATTTAACAGGGACACATAAGTATATTCTTCTGGATAACGAGAAGACTTAGGGTCAGTCTTATGGATTCTAAACACAACATCTGCATCGTTAGCTAATTTTTGAATATTAGTATGAGGATTAGCTACATCAAATGTCTGTATTGTGTTGTCATTTACAGTAGCCAAATCTATTTGTTCACCTACTACGGTAAAGTCAGGCCACGGATAACGCTGATAAGCCGTTCTAAAACGTCTGTTAATTGCTTGTCGGAAGAAGCTAGCGTCCGTTGTTTCCAGGGACTGCAAGCCTGCTATTGATTTGAACCTTTCTTGTAGGTTTGTGTATGTTTCTGTAGGATAGTTTGCCATGGAACGATTATAGCATAGGGTTATATTTTGTTTGGACTAAGTTCTGGGAACTTCTTATTGTAGTATTTTAAAAATTCTTTTGAATGCACAGTCTTTTGACCGTACTTCTTAATTAGTCGAAAGTATTCTCTTGGCGGAATACTAGCAACTGGTTTGCCAAGTGTAGGGTGAGTAGTCCCCTTCAGTGCCTGGGCTTCTTTGGCTGCACCTGCAACCCGTTGTTTTTCTGTCTGTCTCTCTAGCTTAAAACCATTCGCGATCTCCTTCATGAAGGCACGATCAATCTCGCCATCAGAGTAGCGTTTTAATTTAGGGACAATTATTTCCATATTAAAAAGGCGGGGGGCTTTTGCCCCCCAACCAGTATTTAATTAAGCGTCCAGTCTTTTAATATCTAGTAGAACTTTAAGCTCACCCGCTGTTGCATCAGCCATAGCACCAGAACCAGGAGTTCCAGTAATAACTATGTTGCCTGATCCAGTAAACACAGCGCGATCTTTAGTTGTTCCATCTAACTGATCTCCAGAATTAGCTACAGCTCCAGTAGAATTTATAGCTAAAGCGTCAATAAGACCATCGATATCATTTACACCAGATCCAGAATCTGAACCAACATCTAGTGTTGCTGATCCAATTCCAGCAAAAGCCGTAGTGACTTTTACTGCTGCGCCAACGCAAACATCTCCAGCTGCTACAGGAATACTAATAGTAGTAGTAGTGTTACCAGCAGCAACAGTAAAGTCGCTTGGCTTTACATCTATTTGATCGGTATAGCTAGAAGTTCCAGCTTCATTTACGGTTAAACGTGCCATAATATTATATCTCCTTTAGTTAAGGGTTAGCTAGTGATCTTACCGTGAGCGCCTGGGTGGTAAACACCTAGTGTCAACGCACAATCAACGAAACCACGCTCACCGCCACCAAGATTTGGTAGGCGAGTGCTTCCCATGGGGATAAGCTCGTGAATGCCGTAGTACTCAGGGTTAACTACATAACCTGTGTAGTTAGCTGGAGTAGTAGTTGGCATACAGTCAGGGTTAGCGTTAACAACAGAGACTACACCGTGGTCGGACTCATACAAGTCAACGGATAGTTTAATTGTACCGCTGTTACCATCGTAGTTAACAGAACGAACACCAGCATTTGTTCCATCTGCTACATTAACGCCAAAGCGAGCGAAGTCGCTAATGTCTTGACGAAGAGCAACGTCGGCAACAAGCATAAGATTATTGGTGTTACCAGTGACCTTGAATATAGATGAGATTAGCCCGTTTAGTGCGCTTTCAGTGAAGTTAGTTCCTGCATCAACAATGCTGTCACCAGGTGTACGGTAATCAGAAGGGATATTTGCAGAAGTTGCTGCATCTTGAAGCCAGTCACCTAAACCTTGAAGGGCGTTAGATGTGCCAGCACCGTTTTCTGTAGCTTGAGTATTGTTAGAAGCAATAGTTGCTTCAATGTCGCGCTTTAGTTCGCGGATAGCCTTTGCCTCGGCTTGAGCGATTTTAGCAGGACCAACAGAATCAACTGCTTCTTGCAGATCAGAAACCATGTAGTCACGACGGAATTTTTGAACACGATTGCCAAGACGAGCGCGACCAGCAAATTTGTCAGTGAAGGCTGCAACGTCAGAACCTTCTGCAATACCTGAAGTTACAGGGGCAGAAAGACTGTCAACAGTCCACTCAACAAATGTTGAGGAGGCACGCTCTTTATTAGCAGACGAAAGGATAGGAGTTTCTTCAGGCGCAAGAATAGTCAAGACGTCAGTCAAGTCCTCGCGGTTAGAAACAGCCGATCCTGTATTTGTAGTATCGAATGTATTTGAGAATGACATTTTATTTAATTATTAATGAGTTATAGTTAACGGCGCGAAGCCATTTGTAGTTTTCTAAGTGCGGCAAAATCACGAGCGTTACCCGATTTTTTAAACTGACTTTGCAAGTCCTTGAGTGCCTTTGCGGTTCTTGATGGGGACGTAGCAGCGTTTGCATTACTTGTTGTCGCACCCTTAGGTGGTGTAAGTTTCATGCTTGGCTTGCTTTCGACTACGGGTTTACGACCGTAGATACTGTTTGCTGCATGAGCGAACCAGTAATCTAGCTGACCCGCAACATCCGGAGCTTCTTTTGCCACGATCTCTTTCATCTTTTGAAAACGAGCATCGTTAACTGTAGCTTCGTATTGTTTGCGGACGTCATTGTCTTCACCCTCTAGCCAGGGTAGCTCTTCTTTCGCTCTCTGCTTGAAAGCAACTTCCATATCCGCAGCATGTTGTTTAGCTTGCAATTTAGAAAGTTGATCAGGAAGAAAGGTCTTCTGAGCCTTACGCGCCTGTAGTAGAGATTTACGGACTTCTGCCTTGGTCATTTCTTTGCCTTCGATCTCAGTAATGACATCGTCAGCCGCATAATCAGCACCTTCAAAAAGAAGGTCTTCAGCCCAGTTGACTATTTGCTCTACCTCTTCGGCCTTAGCTTGAAGGCTCTCGATAGAATCTAAATCCCCAAATGG